AGTACTTGCGTCTGAGGACGTTGGTACATATTTTTCTCTGCTGTATGAACCGGATGATGAGTTGAAAACAGGAGAAATTTGGCAGAAGGACGGTCGCTGTATTTATCAGTCGAATCCGATCGCAGTGGAGAAAAAAGCGGTTTATAAGAATATCATAAAGAAAAGAACCGCAGCGATCTTGTATGAAAACAAGAGAGAAAACTATTTGTGCAAGCATAATAATATACGATATAGAGGTCTTGGAGTCGAAGGCTATATTGATATTCAGAAAGTTAAATTATGTTTTGGAGAAATAGAAAAAGAATGGTGGAAAGGTCGAAAAGTATGGATTGGTCTGGATCTGTCATTGTCAGAAGACAATACAGCAGCGGCAATGGTTACGGAAGAAAACGGAATTATTTATGCAAAGGTACTTGGATTTTTACCAGATGGACGAATCGAGCAAAAGACAAGCAAGGAACACGTAAATTATAAACGCTGCATTGATCATGGTGATTGTATCGCATGTGGAGATGAGGTTATTGATTACAGCGTTGTTGAAAATAAGATCATGACGTTAGAAGAAGAGTATGGGGTGACAATCATGCAGATTGGGTACGATAAATGGAATGCAATTTCTTCCGTACAGAAATTTGAGGCAGCAGGATATGAATGTGTTGAAATCAAACAGCACAGTTCCGTGTTGCATGCTCCAACGAAGCTGTTGAAAGAAAAAATCTTATCTAAAGAATTTATTTACGATTCAAACAGATTACTTGAGATTAACTTCCAGAATGCAAGATGCACCGAAGACACCAACTTAAATAAATATGTAAACAAGAAAAAATCTGCTGGAAAGGTTGATATGGTAGTGAGTCTGATTAATGCCATGTACTTATTACAGCAATATATGTTGTATGGAGTAGATGATTTCTCTGTACAGACAGCATAGGAAGGAAAGAAAATGGCATTTTTTAAGAAACGAGAAAGAGCAGAGCCGGAACAGATACCGAAAGAAAATGATTGTGAAGATTTATTGATCAGTACATATCTTGGAAGAAATAATATAACGCGAGAAATGGCAGAGGAAATCCCAGCAATTCAAGGAAATCTTGATCTGATTGTAAAAACAGCTGCTAATGTGCCGATACGTTTATACAAAAAGAATGGAAAACGTGTCGAGGAAATTGAAAATGATCACAGAGTTAGTCTGTTGAATGAAGATACCGGTGATACGCTTGATGCAAAAGAAATGAAACAGGCAATGTTTCGAGATTATTTCCTCGGAAAAGGTGGTTATTGTTATGTGAATCGAGATGGACTGGAAATCAGATCTTTGCATTATGTAGATCAAAAAAATGTTGGAACTGCAAAAGATCCAGATGTGATTTTTAAGAAATATGTAATTCTGGTACAGGGGAAATCTTATTTCCCTGAGGATTTTATCAAACTTCTTCGAAATACAACAGACGGAGCGAAAGGACACAGTATCATAGAAACGAATAAAACCTTGATTTCTATTATGTACAATAACATGAAGTATGAAGAAACTCTTGTAAAGACTGGTGGAAATAAAAAAGGATTTATAAAATCACCAAGATCACTGACACAAGCTGCATTAGACAGTATCAAGGCAGCATTTAAGAAATTGTATCAGAACAATACGGAAAATGTTGTTGTATTGAATAATGGATTAGAGTTTCAAGAATCTTCTAATACATCAGTTGAGATGCAGTTAAATGAAAATAAGCAGACAAATAGCAATGAATGTTGCAAAATGCTTGGTATTCCTTCGACGATGTTGTCTGGTGGTGGAAATGAAGAGGATGATAAGAAATTTATCAAGTATTGCGTTACGAATCTGTTAGATGAATTTATGACAGCAATCAATAAAGTATTACTGCTCGAATCAGAAAAAGGGCAGTATTTTTTTGCTCCAGATATGTATGAACTGACAAAGGGAGATATTGATAAACGTTACAACGCATATAAGACAGCAACAGATAGTGGATGGTTACAGGTAGATGAGGTAAGGGAACGTGAAAACATGGAACCGCTTGGTATGAATATGATCAAGTTAGGACTTCAAGATGTTTTATATGATCCAAAGACTCAGATGCTATATGTACCAAACACGAATCAGATGCACAAATTAGGAGAAGGAGGTAACGGAGAAGGCGAATCGAAGTAAGAGCTGGACAGGATGGAAAGAAGTCCGTCATTATCGAAGGATATGTGAATGTGACAAATCGAAGATCAAGACCGATTCCAGACGGAAAAGGCGGGTATTTTTTAGAAGAAATTCAACCTGGAGTGTTCCAGCGAGCAACAAAAAAGGCAGAAGAAATTAAATTATGTCTTGATCACCGCAGAGAAATCGGTGGAACAAAGAGTAATCTGTCACTGAAAGAGGATGTGATCGGATTAAAGGCACGTGCAGAAGTAACAGATTCAGAAACTGTGAAGGCAGCAGAGGAAAAAAGATTAAGAGGTTGGTCTTTTGGTTTCAGAAAACCAAGAGAAGAACGTGCAGAAGAAAATGGGATGAGTATCCGAAAGATCTCAGATCTTGAGCTGACAGAAGTGTCAATTATCGATAACAAGATGAAGCCTTGGTATAATTCGACTACGATTGAAGCCAGAGCAGAAGGTGAGAATGAAATCGAAGTCAGAGCCCAGGAAGATGATCTTGACTATATAAGTAATAAGAAACCTGAAAACGATGCAGAAAAAAGCAGAGCAAAGATCAAGAAGATGATCGAAGAAGCCGGAGGTAATATTTAAGGAAGATTACAAGAGTAAACAGAGAAAAAAGCAGACGTATGAAAATGAATATCCAGTTTTTTGCCGGAGAGGGTAAAGAAAAGGATAACATTAAAGCATTAAGAGAAAACAGAGCAGAAAAAGTGGAAGAGTTAAAACTTTTATATGCCACTTTGGAAGCAGAAGAAAGAGCTATTACAGACGATGAAGAAAAACGTGCGGAAACACTCAATGATGAGATTAAGAGAATTGATAAAACCATTCATATCCTTGAAGATATGAAAAAGAATATTGAGGAACGTGGGGAAAGAGAAGATCCAGAGATTGATCCAGATCCAGAAAAAGAAGAAGAGAAAAGAGCAGAAGAGGAAGAAAAAGCCTTTGCAGATTACCTCAGAGGAGTGGTCACGGATGAACATCGTGCTGCAAACATTACAAAAACAGATAATGGGGCGGTGATTCCGAAAACGATCGCAAATAAGATCATCAAACAGGTCTATGATATTTCTCCAATCCTTGAAAAGACAACAAAATACAATGTAAAAGGTGATCTGGAAATTCCGAAGTATCCAGCAGATTCAGATGATATTACTATGGCATATCATGATGAATTTACAGAACTGGAAGCAAAAGCAGGGAAATTTACAACAATATCTTTAAAAGGATTCTTATCAGGAGTGTTATCACTGGTATCTAACTCACTGATCAATAATTCACAGTTCGACATTGTATCCTTTGTGATTGATCAGATGGCATATAACGTATCACGATTCGTTGAAAAAGAACTTTTGATCGGAACAGACAACAAGATTGAAGGTCTGAAAGGTGTAGTGCTTACTACAACAGCAGAGAAAGCAACAGCGATCAAAGCAGATGAACTGATCGATCTTCAGGATTCTATTAAAGATGCATTCCAGACAGATGCGATCTGGATCATGAACTCCAAAACAAGAACAGCAATCCGTAAATTAAAAGATCAGAATGGAAGATATTTGTTACAGGATGACGTTAATGCACCATTTGGAAAAGTGCTGTTAGGGAAACCAGTGTACTGTTCTGATAACATGCCAGAGCTGGCAGCATCAGCAACAGCAATCTATTATGGAGATATGTCAGGACTTGCTGTAAAGATTGCAGAAGATCTTGAGATTGCAGTTTTACGAGAAAAATACATGACACAGCATGCAACAGGAATTGTTGGATGGATGGAAATGGATTCCAAAGTCGAAAATGAGCAGAAGATTGCAAAAATGGTTATGGCTGCGGAGTAACAGATGAAAATTAGAGCAAAAGCCGATTTTTATGGATCTATAAAGATGGACAAAGATGAGACACGGGAGATTGAAAATGATCCCGTGATCTCTGATCTGTTAAAAATGGGATTGATAGAGATCCTGGATGAACAGGAAGGCGGTGAGTCAGATGAGAGTGAGTGAAATTGATGAAGATTATCTTGTGAATTATCTGAAACTAGATGAACCAGACGATGACGATATCAAATTTGCTCAAACCTGTCTGGATGCAGCGAAAAGTTTTATCAGAGGGCAGACAGGTCTTGATGACGAACAGATTGATGCATACGAAGATATTACGATCGCAGTATTGGTACTCACACAGGATATGTATGATAATCGTCGGTTGTATGTCGAAAAAAGCAATGTAAATAAGGTAGTAGACAGCATTATTTATCAGTATGCGGAGAATTGGTTATGAAAGAGATCAACATCGGAAAGATGAATAAGAAAATATACATATGTACACCAAGAACAACACAGGATGAAATGGGACAGGATATCATGACCTATGAAAAAGGAAAAAGGATATGGGCAACCGTAAAATCTGTGCGTGGTGGTGAATATTATGATGCTTTGAAGCTGTCTCCAGAGGTATCTTATATCATTTATACAAGATACAGGAAAGACATACATCCAGATACAATCCTTATGTATCACGGAAAGAAACTGGAAGTGAAGCATGCAGCTGATATTGAAGAAGAGCAGGTAATGCTTGAGATTCAGTGTACAGAGTATAAGAAAAAAGGAGCAGATCATGGATGGATTGGAATTTGACGGACTGAATGATCTGGTTGATGGATTAGAAAATGCAGTCAGCAAGTATCCAGATCTTGCAGAGGCAAGCTTAAAAAGAGAGCAAAGAGATTTTAAAAAAGATATGATCCGTGAGACATGGAGTGCAGTGGATAAGCACACAGGAAATCTTGTACGAGGCTTTCGATTTTCAGCAATCAGAGGAAACAGATCTAATATGGAAACAGATTTCTATGCAGAGGGCAGCAAGAAAGGTGCGCATTTTCATTTGGTCAATAATGGTCATGAAATGGTAACGGTTGTCAGCCGGAACGGAAAGAAGGTTCAAGGCGGTGGGAAGACCGTTGGATTTGTTGCCGGGCGCAGAATCAAAGAACCAGTGATCGAGAGGTGGCATCAAGAACATGCAAAGAGAGCTGAAAAAATGCTGGAAAAGATTCATGAGGAAATTGAAAAATGATACCAATCAAAGAACTGAAAGCAAGTTATATCAAGGTTTTGCGTGAAGCAGCTCCGGGTATGAGAATTTATAGTAATGAAGTAGAGGAAGGTTATGAAACGCCATCCTTATTTGTTCAGATGATTCCTCTGATATTTAAACAGAGGGAGACGGCAAGTATCACACGATCAAGTTATATGTTTGAAACGACGTTTTTACAGTATAAGAAAAATGATGCCGAACAGCTTGAAATCATGGAAAAGATAAGAGACAAATTAGGTGATCATTTGGAAGTGGAAGACCGGAAGATATTTGTGGAAGAACCAGAGATTCAATACACCGGACAGGCTCATAATATCATACAATTTGTTTTCAAAGTTGAATTTTTA